TTAAACAAAAGAGGAAATAAAAGGAGAAAGAATGATTGATGTAATGTTAAGCAAAGCAACAGAGGGTATGTTGATTGCAGAATTATTAAACAGGAGAAACGAAAAGGAAGTGCCTTTGTTTATGGGCAAAAGTATATTGTTACCTAATGGACAACAACAACTACTTGCAATACTTCCTAACATACAAGTACTTACAACAGTAAATCAAGAAGAAGAGTAATGCTTTTTAACGAAATGGATTACAACGACAGGGTAAAAGATGGTGTTGGTAAACAAGCAGAGGATATTTTTGAACAACACCTTACAGACTTAGGGCTAGTTAAACAAAAGGATTGGTTAAAAGCAGCAACTAGCCCATGGGAACATAGTATTAATTTCTTTTGGTACTACACAGACATAATAACTATTCCTGATTACATCTTTAACAGGAAAGATAAGTTATTTTTGACAGAGGTTAAAGGCACAAAGAAAATAAAGTTTTCTGATATGGATAAACTACAAGAGATGTATGACAGAGCAAAAGATTATCCTGAAGTTAAAGTTGGTTTGACTTATGTCAACAGAAAAACTAAAGAGGTCAAGTGGTATTCTTTTGAGGAAGTGCTACAAATGTGGGATAGCATAGAGGAATACGAAACTTATCACGAGAAAGACTTCAAAGGTCAAGAGAAAAAGTTTAAGACATTACCTTTATAATATCTTTAAGTTATCCCAACCTTTTTTATTAACAGTAAAGGTAAGCACACCAGGGTGCGACCACATACCACTTCTAGCAGTAAAGTCTAAGGATTTATCTAAGCTAGGTGATTGAAACCAAGTCCTATCTCCCTGCTGCTTTGCACGAAAGTGATGGTAATGACCTGTAATAAGAATTTGTGCATCTTTTGCAGGTAAAAAGCCATACATCTGACCTTTCCACCAGTTTTCTATCTTAGTTTCAGGATTACCTCCACTAAAACCAGTCATGTGACCATGAGTCCAAGCACATGGAATAGTTTTGATGGTCATAACTTGATGAAAGCCATCAGGAACTACAACAGATACCTTTTTATATCTCTCAGGGTTAGCTTTCATTATCTCTTCACATATCTGCAAGTGCATAGTATCTGTGTTATCTAATCTGTTAGTAACAACTTGACCTTTTTGTGAACGAGAAGCCTCACCATGATTACCTGGAGCGCCTGCCAAAATTAATTTATCTGCAAGTGGTAAGAATGTCTCAACTGTTTTCATCATCATAGACCTAGCCAACGCATACTGTTCTATCATTGTAAGTTCAATATTAAATGGCTGACTATCGTAGAAACCATAACAGTTTTCTGTAAGGTCACCTAGTCCAATCATATATATCTCATCTATCTGGACACCTGCCTTACGCAGTTCCTTAATTCTATTTACTGCATCTTGTAGGGCTATATCGTAGCGTTTAAGGGTATTCTCAACGCCATAATCTTTCTTACCTAGCTGCCAATCAGCCATAAAAAACAAAAAAGCAGTATCACCTCCATGTGTTTTAAGTTTTAATGGTGGTTTTCTACCTGCTTGTTTGAATAATGCTTGGAAATACCTGTCATGTCCAGGTCTTTTCTTCTTTACAAGCCCTTTAAAGGCAAAGAATGTCTCAGTTCTCCCACCTTTCAGTTGAACTTGCCATGAAGATGACCTAACTGTACCCTCAATTTCGTATAATTTAGGGTCATACCCCCATTGTTTTAGAATTTCATCAAACTTATTGTTGTAGTTTGGGTCTGTTCCAACATGTGTGATTTCACCTTGCCCAGTTTGGTCATTAATATCTACGCCAGGCTTCCAACCTGACTTATAGAAGTTATTACCCCACTCTTCAGGTGTGTTATTCTTGGACATCTGTCCTCCTTTGCCCTGTCATTGACAGTTTACTACAAAGATAAGACAGTTTCTACTACTTAGTTATTTGTTTTTTTGCGTATGTCTTGATGACTGCAAGTGCAGCACCACCACCAGCTAATGCAGCTAACTGAATTGTTTCAGCTTCTACACCAACTAATGGAGCAACTGTTAATGCACCAATGAACGCTTCAATGAAGGTCCAGGCAGTTCTTTCAAGCATATCTTTGAGGTCTACACTCATTCTATACTCCCATGATTCTGACCAAGGTGTCCACCATAAGTCCTTCTTGAACTTACCATCTTTGTCTCTTGCTCTTTTAAATCTTTCAAACATTATGTTATCAATCTCCCTTTCAACATAGCATTACCTACCAAAACATTACCATTTATTTCCTGTAATTTATCATAAACTGTGGTAGCTAAAACAGTATGGTCTTTAGCTTTGTTGTCTAGTTCTTTTTCTAATAATTTATTAATTGTTGTGTATTCTATGTTTACATCTTTGCCTTGTAGTAATTGATTAGCCACTTTTGAATACATTTTTTTGTACGCTACTGTACTTGAACCTATAAAACCATCTTTGCTTATCTCTAAATCTTGTTGTGTCTCCCCTACAATCAAACAACCTGATGTATGTTCATCAGTATTGCCTGTGTGTATAAGTATATAGGTAAAGTTAGGCACATCTTGTATATGCAACATACCATAGTGTGCGTTCTTATATCTTTCAGAGTACTTGGAGTGAAACCCTCCTGTCTTTCTAAACTTAATATCATAAGTTCCTTCTGGTATGCAAGTCTCGTGCATAACTTTTACTGCTTGATACTGGTCTTCTAGTGTATAGCATTCAAAGATTCCATTTATAAATAGCAACCCATTAGTTGCATCTGTTCCAAATTGTGTTCTAACTACAGTTAACTTCACCTATACCTCCATATTTACTATTACAAATAGTTATATGTGTACCTGCTTCATTAATGTAGGTTACACACATTATCTACCACCACAGCATCCACTACCACAGCAGTCCATACTATTCTCCTTTTCTAAAACTAATGGTTAATAACCAAATAGCTAATGTAATTATAGTAGCTAATCCTGTAACTTGCTGTGCAGAACCAGTTAGTGTAAGCGTAGCAATAACTAAACCAACCAAAGTCCAACTAAGGTTAAGTGTTTCTTTTATTGCTTCTACAAACCAGTTCCAAAGTTTGCTAATCATAGACTTCTCCTAAATACAAAAGCTGCCATACTAGCTATTCTAGTCAAGATTACAGGAACTACGACCTCCTGTGCTTTTTCTTTTTGGTCTTGTGTCATATCATCTCCTAAATTGCTTATAGTTATACCTTCAAAATCTAAATCTACAAATGTTTCTATTGGATTTTCTAAAAATGCTTCGTACTGTACTTCTGTAACTACATCAGCAAGTGTGTAGTTCTCTACATCTGCATTTTCTACAGCTCTTTGTACATATTCCTCTACTGCTTCAGCTACGACTTTATCTTCTTTGACAGCTTCAGCAATAATCTCAACATCATCTTCTTCTACTTGTAATACTTCTGCTACTACTGCAACCTGTTCCTCTGTAAGTTCCTCTACATTTTCTATAGCTTCTTCAACAACAGCTTGTACAACTTCTTGTACTTCTTCTGTTGCCTGGTCTAAGTTTTGTACACCAATATCATTAACTTGTTCTATAACTTCTATGACTTCTTCAGTAGTGACTTCTTCTATGACAATATCTTCAATGACTTCTTCTACTTCAGCAACTTCTACGGCTACCTCTTCTTCAGTAAGTTCTTCTACTTCCTGTATAACCTCGTCTTTGACATCTTCCTCTTGAACTGTATCTTCTCTGATGATGTCATCTCCTGGTATCTCTTTATCCAACTCATCTTCTATAATTTCTTCCTCAATAATTATTTCTATTTCTTCTAGTAGCTCAATAACTTCTTCTTCAATAATAAATTCTTTTTCAAGTTCCTCAATGTCAATCTTATCTTCCTCTTTAAAAGTATTTTCTTCTTCCAAAGGTTCAAGTTCTTCCACTTCATCTTCAGACTCCAGGTCAAGTACCATATCATCATCTTCGTAAAACTCTTCTTCGGTATCGTATTGTTCTTCATCTTCTT